ACGGTGAGAACTACGGTCGGTCGCACTGTGAGGAGTATCTGGGTGACTTAACGTCCTTGGAGAACCTGCATGAGGCCATGATTAAGTTCTCAATGATCGCCTCGAAGGTGGTCGGCTTGGTCAACCCCAACGGGATGACTCAGGTTCGACGACTCACCAAGGCTCAGACAGGCGACTTCGTTGCCGGTCGAAAGCAGGACATCGAGTTCCTTCAGCTTGAGAAGACAGCCGATTTCACCGTAGCGAAATCCGTAGCGGACGCCATTGAGGCCCGCCTTGCTTACGTCTTCATGTTGAACTCTGCCGTACAGCGCCAGGGTGAACGTGTGACAGCCGAAGAGATTCGGTATGTAGCGAGCGAGCTGGAAGACACCCTTGGCGGGGTCTATTCGATCCTCTCGCAGGAACTGCAATTGCCGCTTGTCCGCATCTTGCTGAATCAACTGCAAGCCACCTCTCAGATTCCAGACCTGCCCAAGGAGGCCGTAGAGCCAACCGTAAGCACCGGGCTGGAAGCGCTGGGACGTGGACAAGACCTCGACAAGCTCACCCAGTTCTTCAACGGTCTGCAAGCCATTGCGCCGCTCATGCAAGACCCTGACATCAACATGGGCAACCTCAAGATTCGATTGGCGAACGCTATCGGTCTCGACACTGCTGGCCTGCTTCTGACCGATGCCGACAAGGCCAAGCGTCAGGCGGAACAGATGGTCGCTCAAGGTGGTCAGGCAGCGGCTCAAGGACTCGGTGCAGGCGTGGCCGCTCAGGCTACTGCATCACCCGAGAACCTTCAGGCAGCCATGGACACAGCGGGCGTCAAGCCGGTGCCAATCGGCGGCTAAACAAAACCACCCACTATAACGAGACGACACACAGAACCTTGGCGATTGCTGAGGGGATTCTGTGTGTCCGTCTCCTTCCCTATTTCTCAAAGGAGACTATATGCAACTCAATATGTTGGCTCTGGCCTTGGGCCACGTTTACCAGTCCGCTGACGTTTACGCCTCTTTCGGTGTTAACGGCGCGGTCATCTCTTCGAGCGACCCGGAAGAACACGAACAGAACATGCTTGCCATGGACGTATCGGCCCGCGACGGCGATGCCTCTATTGAACTCGTTCAGGACACCGAGGAGGAGTCCGAAGAGGAGCAGGAAGAGGAGCAGGAAGAGCAAGAAGACGAAGGCTCTGAAGGTGACCAGTCTGGTGAAGATGACGCTGACCAAGGCGAATTCCAGCCGCTGGGCGAGCCTGATGAAGAACTGACCAAGGCCAGCGAAGGTATCGAACAGTACGCCACTGGCTTCTTTGAGCTGCGTGCGCAAGCTATCCAATCGGGCCTGCCTGCCGAAGTGGCTGACCGTATCGAATCGGAATACGAGGCTGATGGTCACCTGAGTGATGACAGCTACGCGAAACTTGCGAAGGCTGGTTACTCCAAGGGCTTCGTCGATTCGTTCATTCAGGGCCAAGAAGCGCTCTCGCAGACTTACGTTGCGAAGATCGTGGCTTACGCAGGCGGTCAAGATCAGTTCGACCGAGTTCTTAGCCACCTTAAAGCAAACTCGCCGGGAACTGTCGATGTTCTTTATGACGCAATTGAGCGTCAAGACCTCAACGCAATTCGCTCGGTCATCAACTTGGGAATGGCAAGTCAAACCAAGAAGTTTGGCAAACAGCCAAGTCGCACTATCACCCGCCGTAATGCGGCCCCTGCTGGTCGTGTGGCAACTACCCAAGTGGAAGGCTTTAAGTCTCAGAACGAGATGGTCAAGGCAATGAACGACAAACGTTATGGCCGTGACATGCAATACACAGCAGAAGTCGAATCCAAAGTCCATAACGCGACTTGGTAATTCGTCGGTAATTTAAAAACACCCACTATAACAGGACACACACAAATGAGCTTCGGACATTCCGTCTGAGGCCGTCCTGCACCCGGAGATAACTAACACAAGGAGAACTATACAATGGCAAACGCAAAAGGCGGTCAACAAATCGGTTTGGATCAAGGCAAGGGTAGTTCGGATGCGGACAAACTCGCCAAGTTCCTGAAAGTGTTCGGTGGTGAAGTTCTGACTGCATTTATGCGTCGTGCCGTGACCATGGACAAACATATGGTCCGTACCATTCAAAACGGCAAGTCCGCTTCCTTCCCTGTAATGGGCCGTACTGCTGGTTACTACTTGGCAGCCGGTGAGAGCCTCGACGACAAACGTGGCGACATCAAACATTCCGAGAAAGTAATCGGCATTGACGGCCTTCTGGCTTCCGATGTTCTGATTTACGACATCGAAGACGCGATGAACCACTACGACGTTCGTGCTGAATACTCGGCGCAACTGGGTGAAGCTCTGGCGATTGCTGCTGACGGTGCTGTTCTGGCTGAAATGGCGAAGCTGTGCAACCTGCCAGCCGCTGCTAACGAAAACATCGCTGGTCTTGGTTCTGCCTCGGTTCTGCCAATCGGCAACAAGGCGACTCTGGAAGCTGACGCTGAAGCACTGGGTAAGGCCATCCTGAAGGCTCTGACCGTGGCCCGTGCCAAGTTGACCCGCAACTATGTCCCTGCTGGTGATCGTCGGTTCTACACGACCCCTGAGAACTACAGCGCGATTCTGGCCGCTCTGCTGCCTAACGCTGCGAACTACTCGGCGTTGATCGATCCAGAAACCGGCAACATCCGCAACGTCATGGGCTTCGAGGTAATTGAAGTTCCTCACCTGACTGTCGGCGGTGCTGGTGATGACCTCGCAGGCACCAACCGCAAGCACGCTTTCCCAGCGGTATCTTCGGCCACCATCCCGGTAGCTCTGGACAACGTTGTCGGCCTGTTCAACCACCGTTCGGCTGTCGGCACCGTGAAGCTGAAAGACATGGCCCTTGAGCGTGCCCGTCGCGCCGAGTTCCAAGCGGACCAAATCATCGGCAAATACGCGATGGGTCACGGCGGTCTGCGTC